CTCCCCCGCCCACTCTTGCTCCCAATCCAGGTTGGCGTAATACACCAACGTATCCTCGCCCATGTGTGCATGAGAGAAGAAGACGTTTTGTGGGATAGTCAGGTTGACGAATGACCGGAGTGGCTCCCTATCACCAATCAAGTCCAATAACTTTTGGTCGCGTATGCGTGGCAGGAAGTTCATGTTATCCATGTCCTCCTCGCTATACGCTGATGTCAGGTATTGATGCGGCCTTGCCTTATCGCCAAGCCTGTCAGTGCCACCAATCGTGTACTTGCTTCTGTAGCAGAACTCGTAGAACTCCTGCATCTCAGCGTATGAAAAGGGTTCTGGGAATAGTCTATACATTGTCTATACCTAGCCATCCGTTGACGACCTCAAGTGGTTTAGTTAATTCCTGCGCAATGTCTATCGGCTGTCGGCCAGACAGTGCGAGCTCTTTGGCGCGACGCTTGGTGCTGTAACTGCTGACCAGCTTCTTGTTGCCCGTTATCTTGTGTGCCGCCCACCCTATGAACTGGATTGGGTCGTGGACATCCGTCCATTCCCTAACCTTACCGTACCTAACTTCCATGGCCATCGACACATACCAATCGTCGTCGAGCTTGCGTTGAAGTGCGTCCATTGGTGAGCGCTCGTAGTTACCATCCCACATCCCCGCCTTTTGTTTTGCGGTCTCCTCGTCTCGGTATATCTGCGCAATGCGTATCTGCGTTTCCAGAACTGTGAGCTGGTTGGTAGACCCAGCCTCCCGACCGAGCCCATCGTCTCCAGGCTTATTGCTGTGGTGCAGCATGATAACTGACATGCCAGCGTTGCGCAGACTTAGGGCCAGCCTGTTGATGTCAGCCCACTCTTCGGCGCTGTTCTCTGACATGCCTGACCACGCTGTTCGGATTGTGTCAAAGACAACGATGTCTGGGTTGTAGTAGTTAATCCACCCTTCCGTTTCTCTGACGCCAGCAGGAGAACGCATGTTGATTTCTTTATCCTCAAGCCAAGGTGTCCACACGGAGAACAAGTCCCCTGCGTCACCATACATCTGCCGAAGGTCAGTCAGCCTGCGACCAAGGTCGCCCTGCGATAACTCAAAATCCATATACAACACACGCGCTGGCTTCATCACTTCAAACGGACCGAAGTATCTTTGTCCAGCGGCCATTGAATACAATGCGTGTTGCAAGAACATCGTCTTGCCACTGCCACTGTACCCATGGACTTGAATGATTGTCTGCGGACGCAACCATGGTTCAATAAAGTATTCACGGTTCTTGCCTGCCTCGAGCAGAGCTTCGCTGTCTGATACGGTAATCAGTTTGCGTTCACGCGCCTCTCCATCGAACACCTCAATGTCTGGCCTCTTATATATGTAGTCACCTGTTTGCGCATCAAACCGCTCTGGGTGATTGCGGCGCTCCATACGCTCGACACTAAGAAGTGTGTCCTCAAACTCCTTGTCGCCAAGGTGCGACTCAAAGAAGTGGTCCATGAATGCGCGACACTTAACGCGAAGAGTGGGGCCAAATGCACCAGTAAGGACGGACTCGCTGGCGTAGCGCATCACCCTATCGTTACGGGCATTGCCTTCGCCGCTAGGTATCTTACCGCTAGTAAATCCCTTGTCCTTAATAAAGGCTTCGGTTCGCTCCCACTCAGTGAGTAGCCTGCTTGGGTCAAAGCGTATGTCTGCTAGATTAAGGTCGCCGAATGAGAAGTTGTCGGCGTTGGCGGTACTCAGTTGCTCGGTACCTACCCAGTCCTTCCACATTGGCAGGTCATGCAGACGGTCGAAGCTCTCGGCTACCTTCCACCGATACCCCTTAGAAGGCGGTAGAAGCGCGTAGCTGCCGTCGCCTCGGAAATCCAGCCCTGACGTTCTTGGCCAGTCTGCACCAGTCGAGTTATTCCCTGCTCTCGGGCCCCGTCTCTTGCCATCTTTAGGATGAGTAAACCAGAGGTGACATCCCCTCTTCGTCGATACGGAGATGGGCGAGCGCATTCCGCAGCTAATCGCCGCATTGAGCGCAGCATCATTATCGCAGTCAACAATGACGACGCCCGATATTTCTCCCGTAACGACCGCGATGTTGGCCTCAGGCCACATCGTAAACCAATCAGTGACTTCTTCTTCCGTAGGAAGACGGGTCTGGTAGTCCCTCCACTTAACTGCCGGACGCTTCGTGTCCGCGTGTATAGGGATGACTGATAACCCCTCATCCAGATATTCCAGAGCTGCGTTCAGGACTGCGTCTTTGGTCATTGGTGTTCCCCTCTATGTAATCATCAATACTAATAGTTGGCTGGCATTGCTTAATCCGCGCCAGCATGCGGCTTGAAATCATCCCTTGATTTATCCATCTGTAGGGCGTCGTCCTTGACACCCCTAACTGTTGCGCCAGAGCTGAGGCTCCGCCGCAATCAGCGACTAATCGTTCTATATCGAAAGACATTATATTGACACCCTTTGGTGATTATTAGTTGACACTGTAGTGCAAACATGACACCTTTAGGTCTCTTAATCAAGATTAAATTGAGGTTATTATGAAATTACGGAAACCAAGCGCCAGTAGTGCGCCCAAAACTCCCTTCACAAAACCTGTTACCGAATGGCACGCTGAGAAACGTGGCGGTGTCTGGTATGTGGAGAGCAAAGAGTTTCAGCAGTGGGTGAGTGAGGCTCACAAACTGGAAGAACAAATCGAGTCTCTTTCTGAGGCACGCAATGAAGCACTCCACCGCATTCGCGAAATGACTGTGAATGTAAAAGAGAATCCTGACGATGATGTCGACATGAGCGGACATGGCTTCGACGTCAAAGTCAAACGACGTAATCAGTTCCGTTGGGACAGCGTCAAACTGGAGGAGATATTTGCTCAGTCAAGCAATCTCCCCACCCACGTTAAGAAAAATCTAAGCGTGGACCGTCGTACATTTGAGACGGGGTTGACCGCAAGCGAGCAAGACGAGCTTCGGCCAGCATTAAATGTAGTTAGCCAAAAGTCCGCAGTAACCATAACTAGGAGCCGATGATGGGATTATTTAATTCAACATCTAACGCCGGAATGAAGCACCACAAGACGCTTCTTTACGGACACCACGGGTGGGGTAAGACCTACCAATGCCGCTACTATGCTGAAGAGTATGGTAAGGGGCTAATTATCTCTGGCGAGAGTGGTCTTGCCAGCCTGTCCGATGTGGACATTGATGTCGTTGACTTCGTTGGTTGGGACAGCAAGTACCACCCAAACCTCGAAGAGGGGCAATACTGCTTCAGAGACATTCTGCGACTGGTCAAGAGTGACGAGTTTAAGAAGGAAGAGTACAAGTGGATTTGCATCGACAGCCTGACTGAGATGTCTGACCGCTGTATGGCGGACGTCGAAAAAGAGTTCGACAGCCCTACCGACATGCGTAAGTGGCAGGACTATGAGCGTCAGATGATTGGTGCGCTCAAGTTCATTCGTGACTTACCTTACGAAGTCTACGTCACGTGCCTCGCCAAAGAGGAAAAGAATGACAATGACGCCATTGAGTATTGGCCGATGGTCACGCAAACCAAGGTGGCCAAGAAGTTGCCAGCCTTGTTTGACCACGTCTTCTGTGGCCTACGTTCTACGGATGAAAGCAGTGGAGCTGTCACCGTATCTCGCCAAATCATTACCGACTCTGTGCGCGGATGGCATGGCAAAACCCGCGACCCTCGTGGTCGCCTCAAAGCCGTAGAAAAAAGCGGCAATGTTGTTGAGCTTCTCAAGCGTATGAGTAGCGACGACAGTCAACTGAAAGCAGCGGAGTAAAATATGTCTGATTGGAGTTTCGATAAAATTGACCTTGGTTCTGTGGATGAAGGTGGTGGACGCGCAACGCTCACCCCTGGAAATCACGCAGTGAAAGTATCTGAGGCAACTATCAAATCAACGAAGGCTGGCAACGGCAAATACATCGAGGTCAAACTCGCTAATGATGCAGGCCAGTATGTGATTGACCGCATTAACGTGGTCAACAAAAACCCAAAGGCACAGGAGATTGGTCTGTCCCGTCTCAAGTCTTTGCTTATGCACGGTGGTCACGCCACTCCTGATAAGCCAGGTGACATTGCGTCTCTGGTTGGTCTTGAGTTGGGTGTTCGTGTTGAGCAAGGCGATAGCTGGCGGGACTCGGATGGCAACACCCGACCTGGTGGTGGTCAGCCGCGTAACAGTGGTGCGTATTTTGCGCTTGACGGTAACGTCGAGCTTGGAGAGTCGGACGCACCTCGCATGAGTTCTGGCAGCTCGGCATCGGCTCCCGAGGGTACAGCGTCTACAGGCGCGATGCCCAACGATGATATACCTTTTTAATTAACCCCCCTTATTAACTAGAAAGGTAGGGGGCGTCCTGACTGAGCTGTCACTGAGAACAGGGCGTCCCCATTTTTTATGGAAGATATTGTAGAAAAAATAGATGAGTCCGAAGTCGAGAAGAGCCAGAACAGGGCTTATCTTGGCGCGTCAATGATTGGCAATGAGTGCGAAGGTTACTTGCAGATGGGATTGCGCGGCTATCCTAAAAAACCCTTCCCTCCAAATGTACTGCGCATATTCCAGCTTGGTCACATCATTGAGGACTTGGTTGTTGGTCACCTAAAGAAGGCTGGCTATCACGTCATGGAGAAGGATGACTTCACCGGACGCCAGTTT